AACTCCAGGTGATGTTTCCGTAACACCATCAACGTAACCGACTGGACCGCTAAACTTTGCCATTTCAGATTCCTATGAATTATGGTGCAACTTTGCGCTCAACAACAATAGCGCTCTTGGGATTCAACAAGGAACCAGACAAGCGGGTTTCGATCAGGTACTTGTATTGGTTGAAATCAATGTCGAAATCTTCAAACGTGGCGATATTACCACCCTTATCAGTACCATAGGTGTAATCACCTGGATTAACAATAACAGCCAGAAGATCCGTATCATAATCAACGGTGTCATCAACCGTCCTTGTAACACCCTCAAGAACTTCTACCTCAACGATGTCAGAAACACGCAAATCAGCAGCAAGTTCTGCAATTGATTTGTAAATTCGACGGTTGGTCGTATCCTTCTGAAGTAACAAAGAAGTCAGAACCGCGTTTGTTGTGTACATTGTCGGTGTTCCAGTGCCCTTGTAATTAACACGAGCATACTGGATGGCCTCTGTGATGTCCATAGGATCGGTAACGGAATCTTCCAGGGTCAGATAATGAACAAAGAGCGGATCATCACCAAAGATGGGACGAATGCGATCAGGATCAATGGCGTCGTCATCAGTACCAAAGACACGACCATCACCAACCAGTGCAGCACGAGCAACTTCCTCGTTCAACATGAAACGCATCTCTCTCCACATCCAAGTTACAACATTGAAATCGGTGATATCAACAATATCATCGCGATCAAGTTTCTGTTTCTTATAAATGGTTGTGGGTTCAGTTGTGCGCTTGAGCAAAGCAAAGACCTGCTCAACCTTTTGATTACCCGTAATATAACCCTTGGCCCTTGCGGCATCAGGAGTCAGATCAGCCCAAACTTTCTTGAGCCTGGAGAACGGGGTATGACGAGTTTGGGACATCCACTGATTAACCCACCCCATACGTCGAGTTTCAAACCCCGGTTCGTCATCAACCAATTTTGCATCTGGAAACAAGAAACCGATATTATCGATTCCGTATGTTCCCGCATGAGCCATAAATGCCTCTTTGAACGTTCCATAGTTCTTAAGATCAGAAAAGACATTGTGAGCAAATTCCTCCAACTGAGCGTGCGTCAGAGTAGGCTCGTTTTCATTTCCTTCATTATCAAACACATTTTTCTTCATTGTTAAATTATCTCCTTCTATATCGGATTGTGAAACGCTAGATCCTTCACCTATTGCTTGAGCAATAAGTGCATAAAGAACTTTCTTTTGATCGTCATTCATAGAATCAACAACTTCGGCAACAGTTCGGTCTGTTGATGGGGTTTCGGCATGAACAACTTCTTCCTGCTCTTCCTTAATATCAAAGGGAAGATTCATGGAAACAATTACCTCATCATCAGACTCAACTTCATTACCATCAGCATGAGACAAAGTCACATGTTCGATTATTGCACCAGGATTTGCTCCTGACAAAACCAAACTTAGTTCTCGAATATCACCTCGATGAACAACCGTGCTCTTCTCAATCAATTTGTTTGCATAAATAGACATCGAAGAAATGTCTTTATGCTCAAGCAACATTTGTGCTTGCTTGGCTGCTGGACTATCGTTGAAATAGCCATAGGCATAAACTCCATCAACTCGATGTTCTAGAATAGCATGTCCCAAAACATTTTGAGGATCGTTGTGAAGATGTTGCCAAACTAACGGGATTCTTTGACCATCACTGTGTTTAAATGCATCTTTCTGAATGGTTCGACCGTCAGTGCAGACTATTCCGTACTTTGTGGCATAACCACTAAAGTTGTACTTATTATCCTTGTCTGCCATTTTGAATTATTCTCCTTTATCTTTTGATACTTTATTAAACTCATCTGTAACGTTCAGAGGTTCTGGCTCGGCTTGGTTCAGATTTCTATTACGAAGCTCATCTGCTCCCTTAGCCTTGCTTGGTCTCCAACCGATAGCTGCTCTAAGATCATTTGGTGATGCGATCTCATTACGAGTCAGTTTGTCTGCCAAGTCAGCAAGACGCTCTGGTGTAACAATAGCAAATAGATCTCTAAAATGCATAACGGTTTGTCCTTGAGTTTGAGCGGTTCTAGTCAAGAACTTCCTTTTCATCTCACCAGCTATTGCAGAGATGATCGGTTCAACTGTTCGGTTGTAGTAATTCAATAGTTCTTTCTCGTCAGCAGTACCACTTAATATCGCTTCACTAATACCTAACTGGGCATATACCATTCTCGTCAAATACTCGATCTGAGACATCATGTTGTTTTCTGCTGGGCGATTAAGTTGAATTACTTTCTCTGTTCCATCGGCATAAGCCACACCATACTGAGAATCCTTCAATTGGTCTTCTAAATCTTTTCGTCGGGCTTCTGCTTGAGCTTTTCTTGTTGCTGATTTGACAACATAGGGGAGTTGAATAATTAAATCAAGCTTTCCCGAACCGCTTTGGTTATCAATAACATCAAGAAGATTCAATTTTGCAATTAGTCTTTGAAGGATTGAGTTTCTCTCGTTCATAATAGAGTATAGAGGATTCTCAATAATTGCAACCTTTGACTTGGGTAGGGTTATCTCTTCTTTTTCCCCAGAATTATCGTTATAGACTCGAAGGCGAACATGTTGTGGATACCACTGAATTATTTTTGCTGTTCTCATTGTGAGAATGTCAAAAGTGTTATTTGTTGTTAAACTAATAGATGTATCGATAGGAACTAAAGCCACAACGCCTTCGTCACACATGGACATAACAGCATCTCTAATAAAATCTCTGTTTGTTTGATCCACATTTGTCTCAACAGAAAGACATCTGTTTAGTCCAGAATCAATGGTCTCCATATAAATATCATTCTCATCTATTCTTGCATGACGAAGTCTCAATACAGACACATCAATTGCTATACGATTATAAATAGCGCCAACAATTGAACGATCTGTCCCTAGTTGGAAGCGGGGTCTATGTGGAGGATTAGAATAGGCTGCCCCAGTAATCATTTTTGTCTCTTCCTTGGGATTTCGATTTCGAAAAACATTCCAAGCAGCTCGAAATCTATTTATAATATTAAAATTGTCATTCACATGTAGCCTCCTTATTCAAAAGCTTCTTTGTTTAACTTATAGGCAATATATGCATCCATCATTGCTGCTACATTATCTATTTTCTGATCATAACGCATCTTTAAAAGCTTATGATTTCCATTAGTGTCTTCCAAAACTATACAATTTCCCATAGAAAATGACATTAGCTGTTCGTCAAATTCTATTAGACGATCTTCTGATAGTTTCTTAAGTTCTCCTAAAGGAACAGATTCAGATTTCACGCCCTGAATAACTTTTTCAATGGCATATGGACCATTTTCTCTTTCCCATCTCTCAATAAATTCTTTAGCATTATATGGATCGTATCCAACAGCCCTAACCTCATATTCTTTCTCCTCAATATGTTTCTCTAAGTCCTCATATACTTCCATCATGTCTAAAACCGTCCCCTCCATAACTTGTAGAGTTCCTTCGTCTAAGAAAGTTTCATATTTAGCTCTCATAGCTCCGGGTAATTTCATTAATGTTTTAGAGGAAATGTATGAACGAACTTTAACACCGAAACCACCATGAGATAGAGGAAAGAGAAAGTCAAATGCACAAAAGTCATCTCCCTGAGAAAGATCAAGGCCAAGAGCACAGGGCAAACTCCAGTAATCTCGTTTACGATGAGGAAGAGTCTCTTCATAGGTGAAGAAATAGGTATAACCTTCCATAGGAATACCAAAACGCTTAGCCAAAATATCATTACGAGCAGCGGGAGCATTCTCGGCTCGCTCAACATCAAGTTGATAAGTTTCATAAGATACCGTCTTTCCTAAATTGGGATTAGCTTTTAACCACATCTCTGGGTTACTAACTTCTTCAACATCGTCCAAACGATAATACCAGATTGAAACATGAGGATTTATATAGTCACCCTTAAGAATATTAAGAAGCTCCATCTTAATGGTATCACCACTACTATTACGAACAGTACCTTCTGAACTCACAGCAATAATAAGATAATCATCTAATTTAGATGCTCCTTGCTCAATCGCACCAACCACATCCTCACGAATGTCTCCCGAGAGCCACTCGTCAACCCCAGCAATTCTGGGTCTAAGACCCTGGAGTTTGTCTATTGACATTGGACGAATTTCAAGCAAAGATCCAGTAAGAAAGTTTTCAATTCCTTTCTTTGTAGATGCCAATTTAACTCGATTTGCTTTTGAGCCCGTAGTGTTTTGCAAAGATCCTTCTGTTAGGAACTGCATTAGTGGGCCTCGCGCGCGTGTTATTGCTGTTCTAATTGGTGATACAACTTCGTCTGCTTGCTTCATTGTCGGTGCAGTGGTAATTTGATGTGTGGTCGAAGAGTCCACATTAAGAAAATAGTTTTGTATCAACGATAAATACATTGACTTCGCCGCTCCACGAGCAATGATTAAATATTGTTTGTTGATAAGGCGCTTTTTAATCTTTTTACGAACATATCGACCACCGTGATTGTCTTTTCCTGGCTCGTACACACTTCTCTCAAGAAAATAGTACCAACCAAAAATTTGTTCTGCCCAAAGTTTAAATGTATCAAGAAGATATAGATCAGATCCATCGGTTAGTGTACACTCAGCCTCACAAAAAGCAATAAAACCATCTATTGCTTTATCATCATAATATACCCCCGGATTTGCAATTAGAGAGTCAATCCGATTCATTTCTAAAGAGATTTCTTTTGATATTGGAATCTCTCCTCTGACTACTTTATCTCTAAATTCACTGTAATACTTTGGTGTGGCGGTGTTCGATAGTGTCATTTTTAACCAGACTTCTTAGTTTTGTCTCGAACTGCTTGAGCAAAGACTTCGTAATTAGCATAATCCGGTCCCGCTCTCTGCTTAACAAAATTATTAATCAATTGACCACCAATTCTCTGAACAAGATCGCTAACAAACCTTTGTCCTCTAGTTGAGGAACTAGAAGTAATATCTTTAAACTGTTTTTCAAGTTGTAGTCTGGTGATGGCTGTTTTAAGTTCTTCGTTAGAAAGTTCAGATACGTGTTTTTTCTTTAAATCTTTTGCTCGTGTGTGTTCTTGGCTAGCAGGACCTCTTTTACGAACACCCCAATGCATTCCGAGAACACCAACGTGTTTTAAATATTTCATAGTATTCTCCTCTCTCATGAGTGCTTTAATTCAATTTCAAGCATTTTTTCTGTTAATTCCATTCCAATCTCTTTATCCAATTTTAAAGACTCTATAATATCTTTTGGAAATTTTAGTCCCTTAATTCGATCTTGAAAAAGTTTGTTGGCCTTTAAATCAAAGTCTTTAAGGAGTTTTTGTTGCTCTGACCATTTGGCTTTATTTCTCTTATCACTTTCCGATATTAGTTTATTCTCAAGACGGCCAACCACATTGGATGTATCTATTGATGCGTTTAGTTTTATAAAACCCCGGCCAACTAAACTATCAAATGCATTTTTAGACTGTTTTGCATGTGCAGATAATTTATTGTTCTTGATCGACTCTATTCTAGCATATGCAGCAGATTCATCTTTTGCAAATTGTTTTTGTTCTTCTTCCCATCTTGAGTCGGATTTTTTCTTTATTTGAGATTTAAGAGAGGACACTCTGCTTTCGTGTGCTTGTTGTTGCGAACTTTTCCTTCTACCCCATTTCATACCTAGAACACCAACGTGTTTTAAATCACTCATAATAATCTCCTCTAAGTTTCTGGTGGAATTGGAAGTTGGGTATTTAAACGCCAAACAAGTTCGTCTCTCTGCTTTGAAAGAGCTTCAAGAACAGAAGAACTTGACGGGGGATCAAAGAGTATT